TAGTATTTCAAATCCGTCTATGGCAGATTTGTACAGGTGTGCTTGTTCAAGATACAGGTATTCAAACCCGCGAGCCCGGTAGATAGCACACTCTGTTTTCATTGTTTCTATTCCCAATCGTGTTTTGGGATTGTGATAGGTCCATGCAAACTGATCACACTGTGCATTGTGTTGATCAAATCGTCGTATCAGGCTCCAGGCAACCAGTTGTTTGTTGTCATAATAGCCAATGATGTCCGCCATTGGATCAAGGTATCTACTGTGAAACATGGGCATGACGCTTGCAAAGTGTTTGTAGGTACAGTAGGTCTTGTAGATAGCATCCAGCTGAGCTAAAACATCGGACTCGCGACTGGTAATGTACTCCCAGTCTACCGTGGGTTCATAGTTGGTTTTGCTCAAATCAACTCTGGCAAACTGATAGCTCATGATCTTGGGTCTGTCCGATTCTGAAACAACTGTTCAAGATAGGGTTCAGGCCAGGCATGATAGAAACCTTTTTTCTCCATGGCCTGTGCTCGACTATTCAGATCAGACAGAGGTTGCAGTATGCTGAGTGCATACTGGCCCTGGTTCATGCAGATACCATTGACCATTTCCACATCTTCAGGATGATCCTCTAGCACCAGCAGATCGTTGGCCAACAAGAAGTCTCGGTTGGCAGCATCCAGTCTGCCGTGAAAAAAGTTGTAGGTCCACTCGCCCGGATCGTAGGCATATATTATCACTTCGTATTCGCCCATGCCTTGGGCACAGCGGGCCTCAAGATCATGATATGGATCGTTGCCCACAAATATGCCCACGGTGCGTTTGAGTCGTGCTGACCTAGCAAACGGACATGGAGGAAAGTTGCCTAGACTAGGGTGCGGAACTTCCACAAAGGTTTCTGACCAGTGTAGTATGTCTTGAGTGACTTGAACAATGTTTAACATTAGAAGAAAGGTAACTTTGAATTTTTTGTAGTTTCGTGATGCTCTTTGATCAAGTCAGTGATCAGGGTTCTCTCTTGAAAGCTCATGTTCATGACATCCTCATAGGTGCCGCCACCGCGCAGGTACCAGGACATTTTTAAACACTGTGCTCTAACAGAGTTGGCCTCTTTCTCCATTTTATCGACTAGGTCTGAAATTTCTTCAGACGTAGATGTTAGGAGGCGGCTTCGAAAAAACTTGTTTGATCCAGAGTCAAGGCCTGAGCATACTCATGTTCGCAGTTGGTGCACTTCATGTTCAAGGGTTTGAATTCACTGTTGGATCTCAGAGTGGTAATGTGATCTCGAATCTTCACAAACAGCCCTCGATCGCAGTTGGCTAGAAATTCAGCTATATGCTCATGATCTGTGACCAGCATACCTGGTGCCCTGATACTGGCAATACTCCATTTGAGTGCACCGATTGTGAGTGCTGTGATTTGCTGGATTGCTTCGTTTAGTTTGATAATTTTTTCTTCGTCAGGCAATTCACTCTGAGTGATTGATTGTATTGTACGTTGTTGTTCAAATTGAGACTGGTTGGTTTGATTTTGTTCGCGATAGGTCATGGGTCTAAAAGTAAATGCCAGATCACCTTGCTGTAGTGGAACGTCATAGTTCAAGGACGTTAGATTTTCCAGTACAGTGCGCAGATCAATACCGTACTCGCCTTCATTAGAACAGCTAGGGCAAGTACTTTCTATTTCCATGTTGTGTCCGTAACTGGCAATTCTAATAGCAACCAGAATAGCATTGATATCAGTGCCGGGTGCTGACCATGCATCACGTATGGCAGGAACACAGCTCTGTATCACATTGACCACTGCTGTTCCATTGAACAGGGCGTCAGGAGTGCGATATGTTATTTCATCAATGGCAGTCATGGGCAAAACTGGCAATTCTTTGTTGTCGGGCATCTGGATTGTGTCCTTGGGCCAGAAGTTGCCCGCTGAAGGCAAGCTCAAATAAATGGCGGGTTGTCTAAAAAATTGTTTTAGCGGGTTTGCAGTTTGGTTCATAAATCACCTATAAATATATCAATACTTATAGGCTCTAATCATGTCAGAAGAAAATATTTCAGACGCACAACGCAAACTCACTGAAGCAATGCAGCAGCAGGCCCTCGACTATGCTCGATATGGTCAGATGCAGGTCACAACGTCTGACCAGCTGAGAGACGCTCAGGTTCAAGCTGCAACTGGAATGAGGAACTTCACAGCGGCCGGCGGCATGGCTGGCAAAGCCATTGGTGCATTGGCAGGCGCAGGTGTGGCAGCAGCAGCTGAAATGTACAAGGGCAAAAAAGGCATGGGCGCCTTCAATTCCAGCCTGGATTCACTGAGTGAAGCAGCCACACTAGCAGGCGCTGCCTTGACTCTGTTGATGCCGGGCGGCATCATAATGAAAGCAGTTATTGGCGGTCTAACCATGGCAGCCACAGCAGCCATTGCTTACACCAAAGCTGCCAATGACATGTCCGACAAGCTGTACAAAAGTTATTCAGGACTACAACAATCTGGAGCCGCAGCCGCAGATGGCATGACAGGTGTGTTTGAAGATGCCAAGAAGCTGGGACTAAGCATGGACCAGCTGGACAGCATGGTAAGTCTGGTGGCAGCAAACAGTCAAGATCTAGCAGCATTTTCAGGATCAGTGAGTCAGGGTCGCAAACAGTTGGCCAACATGGGCCAGTCACTCAAAGGCACCGCTGAAGAATTTTACAAAATGGGTATGTCCCAGGAAATGGTCAACGAAGGCCTGGCCAATTACCTAAGAGTACAAACCAGAAATGGTCGCGCACAGACCATGAACACGGATCAGTTGGCGGCTAGTGCAAGAAACTACATCATGGAGCAGGACAAACTTGCACAGATCACTGGTCTAAATGCCAAACAGCAGCAGGACATTAGAGAATCTGCACTGAATGAAGAACAATTCTTGGCCAAGACCATGGACATGCGAGCCAGAGGACAGAACAAAGCAGCCGACGAAATGGAAACATTCAACGTCTTGGTCACATCAATGGGTGAAGGGGTAGCAAAAGGAATTAGGGCCAGTGTCAACGGTAACCTAATGGACGAAGCGGCACAAAAGCTAAACTTTTCCGCAGCCGGCAAACAGAACGAAATAATTCGAAAAATTCAGTCTGGTCAAATGTCAGCAGCACAAGGTGCTCAAGAATTGGCCAAAGCCCTTGGCAAATATGCCACAGGTACTGGTCGAGCTCTGGGTACCATACAAGCTGGCGAAACAGTTGGTATCAAATTGTCTGAGGCCGAACGTGCCCGTCGCCTGGCTGACAATAATTTTGAGGAACAGGCCGCTGACGCTGCTGCTGATCTTGAAAAACGTCGCAAAGGTGCTGGTGACAAACTGGTGGATGCACAAGGTAACTTGATTAAAGGCCAACGAGATATCAATGAAAAACTCGAAAGAGATGTGCTCAAGGGCATTCCCAACGCACAGGCCAACATGGCCAGATTGGCCAATGTAACTGATACGCTAGCTGACGGGTTTACAACACTTACCAACGGAATAAACCGATTGCTCAAGCTAATCGGATTAGGTGAAAAAGAGCCAGCAAAACCCAAGGAAATGACCAAGTCGGAAACTGCGGCCGCAGCAGCCACTTCAGACAAAAGAAATACAGCCAAGCCCCTGCAGGATAAAGTGGACATGATGGCCAAGGAACTGGACGCAGATGAAAAAGCACTCAAAGATGCCAAACGTGCTGGCAAGTTTGGCGACGAGCTAAAACCACTAGAAGAAAAAATACTCAAAAATAAAAAAGAGTATGATATAGCTGCCAAGCAGTTATTGGCTGCTGAAAAAGAAATTGCTCAGGCTGCACTAGAAGAACAGAAGTTACGTCACAAGCAGACCTTAGATCGCAGAAAGTTAGCAAGATTAGAACAAGACAATCTAAACGATGCTGAAGCAATTAGAGATTTCAACGAAGAAAAAGCCAACTTGGTCAAGGCAGGCAAAGATACCAGTTCTGTTGACAAAAAAATTAAGCAACGACAGAACAACATAGCCGGACGCAGTGCTGAAGTTGGTCAACTACAAACTGACTTGAAAACTTCCACCGTGGGCGCAACAGATAAATCTCTAGCATTCACCGGTGCTTCGGGTAGCAAAAGCAATTTTGAACAACTAAATCCTGTTGTAAAAGACAAAGTTGTTGCGGCCTCACAACAATACAATGCAGATACTGGCAACAAGATAACAGTCAACAGTGCCAAAAGAGATTCTGCAGATCAACAAAGACTCTGGGATGAATCAAAACAAGCAGGCCGGGAAGGCAAGACTGAATCTGGGATGCCTATAGCAAAACCCGGCACTAGCAAGCACGAACAAGGCCTGGCAATAGACATACAAAATTACAACGATCCTGCAGCCGTGTCGGCAATGAATCGGCAAGGTCTGAAACAAACTGTGCCCAACGATCCTGTGCATTTTGAAATACCCAGTGCCGAAGAAGGTGGCATAGTGTCTGGACCTGCTAGCGGCTATCAAACTACCATGCACGGAACCGAAGCAGTGATACCAATGCAAAACAACAGTGGTGATTTTGTCAAGATGTTTGAAACCATGGCAGCACAATCCAGCCGTATGGCAGACATGTTGGAAACTCTGGTACGAGCACAACAAACCGGCAATGACATATCCACAAAGATACTGCGCCAACAAGCATAATCACGGTAAATAAACTACTATGGCAGAAACAAAACAACCCGGCTGGCGCAAGTATTTCAAGGTGGCTGACACATCAGGTACCATGAGCCCTATATCGGGTCGAAACCAATTTGGGTTGCCAGACTATTCTCGCAACGACGGAACCAACGGCACTGCACAGGCTGACTTTGTGTTTCGCAACTATGCCAGCAGACTTCCTGAAGTGTACTCGGGCCATCCCAATCGTATTGAACGTTACAATCAGTACGAGAACATGGACATGGACTCAGAGATCAATGCTTGCTTAGACATCATTGCTGAATTCTCCACACAGATGAACGAGCAAAACGGCACGCCGTTTCAGGTCAAGTACAATGACAAGCCCACAGATCACGAAGTAGAAATTATCAAGAAGCAGATGCAACAGTGGTGCAAGCTGAACAAGCTGGACCAACGTATCTTCAAACTGTTCCGCAACTGTATCAAGTACGGTGATCAGGTGTTTGTGCGTGATCCAGAAACATTTGAAATGATGTGGGTGGACATGAGCAAGGTTATGAGAATCATTGTGAACGAATCAGAAGGCAAACGTCCTGAGCAGTATGTGATTCGTGACATCAACCCCAACTTTCAGAACATGACTGTGGCAGCAAAAACCACCACAGACTATCTGACCAACCCTGTGACAGGCAGTGTGGGCGGCGCAGCCAACTATACCGGCGGCGGTGCAGGCGGTGCAGCAGGCATGACTGGCGGTGGCAACAGCCGCTTCATGCATGCCATGAACGAAGCAACTCTGGATGCCAAGCACATTGTACACATGAGCCTGAACGAAGGTCTAGACGTTTTTTGGCCATTTGGACGCAGTGTACTGGAGCAGATCTACAAGGTATTCAAGCAAAAAGAACTGTTAGAAGACGCTATTCTGATCTATCGTGTGAGCCGTGCTCCTGAGCGCAGAGTGTTCAAGATTGACGTGGGCAACATGCCCAGCCACATGGCCATGGCCTTTGTGGAACGTGTGAAAAATGAAATGCATCAGCGCAGAATCCCCACTGTTACAGGTGGCGGACAAAACATGATGGATGCCAGCTACAATCCACTTTCGATCAACGAAGACTACTTCTTTCCGCAAACAGCAGAAGGCCGTGGCAGCTCAGTAGATACTCTAGCTGGCGGCTCAAATCTGGGCGAAATTGACGATTTAAAATACTTCAACAACAAGATGGCCCGCGGTCTGCGTGTGCCATCAAGCTATCTGCCCACCGGTCCAGACGACTCAGATCGTGCCATGAACGACGGCAAAGTGGGCACAGCCCTGATACAAGAATACAGATTCAACCAGTACTGCGAGCGACTGCAGGCCTTGGTTTCACAAAAACTCGACGACGAATTCAAGATGTTCCTGAAGTGGCGTGGATTCAACATTGATTCCAGCCTGTTCAGTATTGGATTCAATGCCCCGCAAAACTTTGCCAGCTATCGTCAAAGCGAACTGGACAACACTCGTATTCAGGCATTCATGCAGATGGAGCCGCTAGCATACATGAGCAAACGCTTTATGCTGGAACGCTTCCTGGGCTTGACCGAAGATGAGATCAAGGAAAATGAAGAAATGTGGCGTGAAGAACGCGACGAGCCAGACATGCAAACACAGTCTGGACAAGACTTGCGCAGTGTGGGCATAACCCCGGGCGGCCTGGAATCTGACGTGACCACTGGTGAAGAAATTGCTGGCATGGTACCTGCAGGTGCAGATGCAGGCATCACTGGCGGCGCTCCAGTATCCACAGCCCCAGGTGGCGTAATGCCGGCCGCTGGTGCAGCCCCGGCTGCATAAATACCAGCATGATACTACAAGAATTTTGGCAAAAAGAACCTGAGGCTTATCAGAGTCTTGACCAGGACAACAGCCAAACACAGATTGGTGACCTGCGTAAAACTCACCTGACTCTGCGCCAACTCAACAAGTTGCGCAAGATGAATGACGTAAGAACAGTGGAGTTCAAGGACAAACTCAAACTGGTTCGTCAACAATATGCACCGGCCCCTGCGGCGCCGATGTAATTTATCACCATTTTACCCCCTTAAACCGTGTACTTTTGAGGTATAGTGTAAATAACAGCACACTTTACTATAGGAGAGTACCTTATGAACAAATTCGAACAATTGATTGAATTCGTAATCAATGATGAAGAAGCAAAAGCTCGCGAACTATTCCACGACATCGTTGTGGAAAAAAGTCGCCAGATCTATGAAAACTTGATGGCTGAAGAAGCTGATGAAGAAGAAGACATTGAAGAAGGCATGATGGGCGGCGACGCCAGTGATGATCTTATTGACGATGTTGAGTCTGAAGAACAAAACAACATGAGCATGGAAGGCGAAGACGACGCTGCCGAGTTTGGCGACGAAGAAGATGCTGCCGATGCTGGTGACAGCGAAGAAGGCTTTAGCATGGGCGATGAAGGCGGTGACGAACCTGCCACCAAAGACGACATCATGAATCTTGAAGACAAATTGGACCAGTTGATGGCCGAATTTGAAGACATGATGGGCGGCAACGACATGGGTGACGGCATGGGCAACGGCGATGACATGGGACCTGAAGAAGGCGGTGACGCTATTGAAATGGACGACACAGAAGAAATGGGCATGATGGAAGCGGTCAGCCTCAAAGCAGCACCAAAGCCAGTCACCAGCGAAGAAGGCGGAGTCAACAAAAAGTCCACAGTGGCAGCAAATGCTGGCGCTAAAGGTCCAATTGGCAACTCAGTAAAGCCAGTACACGCAGGTGGTGAAATGGGCGGCCGTCATGACACAGCAGCCTACAGCAACAACACAAAAGATCTGATCGGTAGAGTGGGTAATACACCTGCACAAGGCACACAACGGCCTTCGGCAGCAACAAAACCATCACTGGGTCAAGCAGCTGGTGTCAACACCAAGAGCCCTGTGGCCCGCGGATAATTGATGAAAACCCTAAGAGAACAACTTACCTTTACACAGGCCAACATCCAGGTTCTTGAAGAATCTGGTGCTGATGGCCAGGGTAAGAATCTCTACCTCAAAGGAATCTGCATTGAAGGCAACAAGCGCAATGCAAATGACAGAATATATCCCTTGCACGAAATCAGCAAAGCAGTCGGCACTATTAATCAACAGATTAAAGAAGGCAACTCAGTACTAGGCGAAGTAGATCATCCAGAAGATCTCAAAATCAACCTAGACCGTGTGTGCCATAGTGTTGAAAACATGTGGATGGACGGCGAAGCCGGCTGCGGCAAACTAAAGATTTTACCAACCCCCATGGGCGAGTTGATCAAGACCCTGCTGCAATCTGGAATCAAACTGGGAGTATCCAGCCGCGGTAGCGGCAATGTAGATGATAGAACAGGACATGTAAGTGACTTTGAAATAGTCACTATAGATGTGGTTGCACAACCCAGTGCTCCGAATGCTTATCCCAAGGCAATATATGAAGGTCTCATGAACATGAAGTACGGACATAGATTGCTGGAAGTGGCTCGTGAATCTGGGCAAAACAACAAAGTGCAGAGATACCTAAAGGATGAAGTGAAAAAGCTCATCCGGGATCTCAAAATATAAGGAGAACCAGTAATGCTGGACGCAATTAAACCATTGCTCGATAGTGACCTGATTACAGAGGAAACTCGTACGGAAATCAACGAAGCCTGGGAAGCCAAGCTGAGTGAAGCCCGTGAGCAGGCCCGCACCGAACTCCGTGAAGAGTTCGCGCAACGCTATGAGCACGACAAGACAGTGATGGTAGAAGCCTTAGACAAGATGGTAACAGAAGGACTGGCCGCAGAAATTGCCCAAGTAGCTGCTGAAAAGCAGAACTTGGCTGAAGATCGCGTTCGTTTCCAAAGCAAGATGAAAGAGTCGTCAACAAAGTTCAACAACTTTATGGTGACAAAACTTGCTGAAGAAATTGGCGAACTGCGTAAAGACCGTAAGATGCATAGTGAAGGACTAGAAAAACTAGAAAGCTTCATGGTGCATGCCTTGGCACATGAGATCCAAGAATTTGCCGCAGACAAACGTGACGTAGTGGAAACAAAAGTCCGCTTGGTACGTGAAGCCCGCAGCAAGCTCGAAAGTCTCAAAGCACGATTCATCAAAGAATCTGCACACAAAATGAGCCAAGCTGTTAGTCAACATCTCAAGACTGAACTCAGCCAATTGCAAGAAGATATCCAAGTTGCTCGTGAGAACAATTTTGGACGTAGAATCTTTGAAGCGTATGCAAGTGAATTTGGTGCTACTCATTTAAATGAGAAAGCCGAAGTTCGCAAGCTGTACAGCGCATTGTCAAAGAAAGATGCGCAATTGTCCGAAGCCATCAAACTCGTACAACGATCAAAAGTTGTTGTTGAGTCAAAAGAACGCGAAATACGCATGATGAACGAATCCAATGAGCGTGACAGCACATTGGAAATGTTACTTGCCCCGCTAAACCGGGACAAACAAGAAGTCATGCGCAATTTGCTTGAAAGCGTACAAACACCTCGTTTGAAAAACGCCTTCGAAAAGTATCTACCAGCAGTGTTGGAAGACCGCTCCGTG